ACGGCCTCCAGGTGGTGATCAAGGGCAGCCTCGCCAGCACCCAGATCAAGCACGAGGACCAGACGAACGAGAGCGACCAGGCCTTCCTCACCCGCCTGGCCGAGAAGTACAAGGCCACCATCAAGCCGGCCGACGGAAAGCTGGTGCTGGTGCCCCGGGGCGAGGGGCAGGCCGGCGCGACGATCACCCTGAAGCCCACAGACGTCACCACCTGGCGGGCGAACCTGAAGAACCGGGGGGCCTACGGCAAGGTCACCGCCCGCTACCTCGATCGCACCACCCAGAAGGAGAAGACCTTTTCGGCCGGTGCCGATGCCGGGAGCCTGCCGGCGTTCGAGGATCGCCAGCTCTATCCCTCCCAGGCGGAGGCGCAGAAGGCGGCCGACAGCCGCCTCCAGTCCCTTCGCGCCGGTGAAGTGCGGGTGAGCATCACCATGCCAGGCCGGCCGGAGATCAACGCCGAGGGGCTCATCACCCTGCAGGGCTTCCGCCCGGAGGTGGATGGCACCTGGAACGTGAAGAGCGTGACCCACGATGTTGGCAGCGGCGGTTACAACAGCTCAGTGGAGTGCGGCACGCAAGGCGACGAGAACGATGGGTGGGCGACAGGCCGCGGCGCGAACGATGGCCTCCCGCCCAGCCGCAAGGCATCAGCGCTGGCCAGTGCCGCATCTCGGGCGCGCGGGATCAACACCAGGGGCGGCCCCGACGGCGGCAACAATGCTTGCGTCTACGCCGTGAACAAGGTACTCAGGAGCGCTGGCATCACCCCTCCCTGGGGCAGCAGCAACTACGTGCCCAACGCCAGGGCGGCGCTCGCTGCCGGCGGCGGCACGCTCCTTTCCGGCCCAGAGGCTGGCGCCATCGCGATCATGCGCGACAACGGTAGCCCCCCATACCCACACATCGGCATCGTGCAGAACGACGGTTCGATCATCAGCAACAGCTCCAGCCGGGGGTCATTCTCCTGGGTCGGATCGGCCGGCAGCTACACCAGCTACTACGGCCGCAGTCCGGAATACTGGCGGTTGAAATAGACTCCCCCATGATGGACAGCCTTCCCATGCCCGAGCAAAACGTCAGCCATGGCGAGATCTATCGCGCACTTGGGATCTTGGAAGGCAAGATCGACACGATAAACCAGGCGCTGCTCCAGAAGCACAGCGAGGTGGGCAAGGCGTTCTCCCGCATCGATGAACTGTCCCGCACCGTCTGGATCGGTGTCGGCATCGCCATGGCCTGCAGCTTTGTGATCCCGCTGCTGTTGACCGCGATGGCCCCCCGCCTAGAGTTCGGGCCAGCCCGCGTCGAGCGCTCGCAATGATCGGCGACATCATCCCTTTCTTTGATCACTGGAAGTGCCTCCCCCACCAGCGAGCGGCGGTTCAGCAGCTCTGGGAGGCGGTGCCCGCCAGCCTGAAGAATGATGACGCGGCCTGGTACGCGGCTTGGAAAGCCGACGGCAAGCAGCAGACGCCCCGGCAGATCACCAACCCTCTCCGCGTTCCCTATTACAGCCAGCGCGACAGCCAGACCGCACACGCGATGCGGATGTGTTTCTCCTCCAGCTGCGCGATGCTCCTCGAGGCGATCCGCCCCGGCACTCTCCATGGCCCGAACGGCGATGATGCCTACCTCGGCCGGGTGCTGCGCTTTGGCGACACCACCGACAGCGTGAGCCAGCTGAAGGCGCTTCAGAGCTTTGGCGTTCAGGCCAGCCTCACCCATGGCGCGGACTGGCTGACCATCCAACGGCAGATCGATGCCGGCTTCCCGGTGCCGATCGGCATCCTCCACAAAGGGCCGGTCAGCGCACCCCAGGGCGGGGGCCACTGGATCTGCGCGATCGGCTACAGCGACGATGCACTCATCGTCCATGATCCATTTGGCAACCTGGACCTGGTGAACGGCGGCTACCTCAACAACTGGGGCGCACGGCTGCGGTATCCAAAGCGCAATCTCGGGCCACGGTGGATGGTGGATGCAACCAACGGCAACGCTTTTGCCCCTGGCCACGGCTGGGCAATCATCGCGAAGGCGGCAGCCTGATGGATCTGATCCGCGTTTACCCCGGGGCGCTGCCGACCACGTTGTGTCGCCAGCTGATCACCGGCTTCGAGGCCCTGGAGGCGGAGCACATCGGCCGGGCGGGGGATGACCCGGCCGCGCCGCGCTTTACCGAGCTCAACCTCACCCAGTCCTGGCAGCAGGGTCACGAGCAGGTATTCGAGGCGATCTTGCCGCTCTTCGAGCGCTACAGCCGCGACCTGGCCATCAGCCCCGCACAGTGGCCCGCCGATCTGGCGTTCGAGGAACTGCGGATCAAGCGCTACCACCACGGCGGTGACGACCAGTTCCCGGAGCACGTGGACGTTGGCGACCACGCCAGCGCCCGGCGCTTCCTGGCGGCCCTGATCTACCTCAACGACGTGGAGGAGGGGGGACACACGGAGTTCCCCGGCTGGGGGCTGAAGATCAGCCCGCGCGTCGGTACTGCCGTCCTGTTCCCGCCCCTCTGGCCTTGGCTCCATGCCGGCCGGCCGCCTATCTCAGAATCGAAGTACATTCTGAGCACCTACCTTCACTACACCTGACAGAGGCAAAATGTCTTTCTCTCTTGAACGCATCCCTGATTACATCGCGCTCGCTGTTGCTCTGCATGGCGTGGCGCTTCTCATCTGCAACCTCACTCCGACCCCGAAGGACAACGAGGCGCTCGGAACGATCGGCGCCCTGGCGGTGAAGCTCTACCGTGCGCTGGAGATCATCGCTGGCATCATCACCCCCCTGGCGAAGCGCTGATGGTCGACCGCCAAGCGATGGTGAGACAGCTCCGCCTCCATGAGGGGGAGCTCCTCAAGCCCTACCGCTGCACCGCGGGCAAGCTGACGATCGGCATCGGCCGCAACCTGGACGATCGGGGCATCACCGCCGCTGAGTCCGCCTACCTGCTGTGCAACGACATCGACGCGATGGAGACCGAGGTGCTCCGGGCGCTGCCGTGGGTGACGCAGCTGAACGATGTGCGCCAGCGGGTACTGGTGGACATGGCGTTCAGCATGGGCGTCGTGGGCCTGCTGAATTTCAAGCGAACCCTGGCCACGATCCAGGCTGGCGACTACCAGCAAGCGGCGACGATGATGCTTGATTCGAGGTGGGCCAAGCAGGTGGGCCAGCGGGTGGAGCGACTGGCCCGGATGATGGCGACCGGCAAGGATCCCCGCGAGCTGTGGCCGGCCGCCTAGGCGGCCAGCAGGCGGCGGACGGTGGTGCGGCTGCAACCGAGGCGATCGGCGATGGCTTGCTGGGTGAGGCCCTGGCGGCGCCAGCGGAGGGCGCGTTGTTGGCGGCTTTCGGTGGCCCAGGCCAGGAACAGGATGGGCAGCAGCAGCAAAGCGATAGCCCAGGCGGCGGTGCAGGTGATGGACATGGGGTGAACCGGCCGGTGCCGGGCGAGTGTTGGGACGGCGGCGCGCTCGGCCTGCCGTCCCCCACAAGCTATCCACCCATCAGCATCACGACGTCCGTCTGTCGCAATCCGCAACAGAGCCGGCCGCTTGGCGAGCCTCGGCGCGCAGCTGCAGCAGGATCCCCTCAGCTGCGCGCCGCACGGCCCGGGGCGGGTGCTTGCGGTAGCGATCGGCACAGTTGTCCATGCCGAGGATGCGAGCGCAAAGGGAGCAGAACGGCAGCCAGCGGTCGTTGGTGCACACCGCGCCACACCTGCGGCAATTGGGCAGCGGCGGCAGCAGGCCGGCCTTCCGCAGGCGGCTTCGCTTTGCAGCGAGGCGGTTCTTCAGGCGCTGAAACTCGGCGGCTTTCGGGCTGGTCATGAATTGACGACAATCATCATGATGGCAAGGCATAATCCGCGAATTTGTGTTGTCTGCATCAGTTCTTCACATCCCCAGGTCATCGCTTACCCGCTCCACCGCCGCCCGCGCCGCGTCATCGACCAGGTGGGTGTACCGGCTGGTCGTCTGCGTCGACCGGTGCCCCAGCAGCTGGCCCACCGTCCCCAGGGTCTGCCCCCCGCTGAGGGAGTAGCTGGCGAACGTGTGGCGCAGATCATGCACCCGCAAATCGGCCACCCCCGCCTCCTCGAGCAGCGCCAGCCACAGCCGCCGATACCCCACCAGGGAGTCGTTTAGGCGGTAGCGCCGCGGGCGGGGGAGGGCTCGATCAACAACCGTCTTCGTGAGCTTCATCGGTGCCCTCCCACGGTTCGCCCATCGAGGGGTCGAAGAATGCGGCGCACCGCTGGTTCTGCATGGTCCGGTGAGCGGCGGCCCATTGCGCGACCGTCAAGATCCCGGAGCCCTCCGGGGTGGAGTGGAAGATCTGCGCTGGAGTCGTCCTCCGCCCTCGATCCCCGCCCCCTGGCCCTGCGGGTGCGGCGCTTGCGGCCGAAGTAGGTGGTGTCGCGGTCGAGCTGCTGGCGCAGTTGTCGTAGTCGTCGTTCGTGTGGCCGTATTCCCCAAACGTGTCGTCGCTGTAGCCTTCGAATCGCAGGGTTGGCATGTGAGCAATGCGGTGGGATGAAATGGAATTGGCGCCTTAGCCAGGGTGGCGAGCGGGGATCATCGGCTCAGGGCCGCCGGGCCGCTTCTCGACCTCGACCCCTTCGATGCGCGTGACGTCAAACCACTGGCTGTACGGCATCCCATTGGCGTCACATGCCGCCAACTGGATCTGATCGCACCCAGTCATGTAGGTAGCGGAGGCCACTGCCACGCCTTCAACACCGAGAATGATGTCTCGGTATTTCTGACCCAGTGTGAATTCAACGCCGTTCAGGGTGACGGTGCGGTTTTCGATTGCCATTGAAAATGGTGAGATGGGATAGAACAACCGGGTTGGGTGCGGCCCCGGCGGGCCGCGTGGTCACGCCTTCACCTCGGGCCGCGCCAACACCGAACGCAGCCACTCGGTAGCGGCTTCGTTGCTGTCCCAGAAATGGCTGTGCGCCTCGACCCCCCCGAGCATCAAGCCGGCGACACCCGGGCCAACTGCGGCCTGCAGTAGCCGGCCAACCTCGCCGGCCTGGTGGATCAACCAGCCGGCCAGGCAGTGCGTGGTATCGCAGGTGTGCCAGGTGCGCATTTCCAGCGCACCCTCCTGGAGCGCGGCAGCCGCGGCGGCCTGGAGGCGTTGAGGAGCGTCGGCTGCGATAACGATGCCAGTGGCCCCGTTGAGGTTGGCCCCGTTGAGGCTGGCCCCGTTGAGGTTGGCCCCGACGAGGCTGGCCCCGTAGAGGTTGGCCCTGTTGAGGCTGGCCCCGTAGAGGTTGGCCCTGTTGAGGCTGGCCCTGTCGAGGCTGGCCCTGTCGAGGTTGGCCCCGTTGAGGTTGGCCCCGTTGAGGTTGGCCCCGTCGAGGCTGGCCCCGTAGAGGTTGGCCCCGTAGAGGTTGGCCCTGTTGAGGCTGGCCCTGTAGAGGTTGGCCCTGTCGAGGCTGGCCCTGTCGAGGTTGGCCCCGTTGAGGTTGGCCCCGTAGAGGCTGGCCCTGTCGAGGCTGGCCCCGTCGAGGTTGGCCCTGACGAGGTTGGCGCATACGAGGTTGGCCCTCTTGAGGTTGGCCCCGACGAGGTTGGCCCTGTCGAGGTTGGCCCCGTTGAGGTTGGCCCCGTTGAGGTTGGCCCCGTCGAGGTTGGCCCCGACGAGGCTGGCCCTGACGAGGTTGGCGCATACGAGGTTGGCCCTCTTGAGGTTGGCCCC